CTGCCAACCGAACATCACTCCATCTCCTTCGCCTTCATCACATCGAACGGTTGCCGCACTGGTCCGTCCTTGATTGCTTGCATCGCGGCAGCGTCCTCAAGGACTCGCGCCTTGATGAAGGCTGCTTCTGCGAGGTTGAGATACGCAACAGCCTGCAAGAACTCAGCCGCCGCAACGTCGGACTCCATGTCCTCACCCGCGTCACTGCACAACACGTCCCGACTCAGGTTACGAACTGCTTGGGCGATCTGCCTCATGTCATAGTTGTCCATCACTTCTCCTCCTCTTCTAAGTCGGGCCATTCGTCGTGCAGTCCGCAGTCCACTGCGAACAAGTCTCCGCTGTCTCCACTGTGCAGACGCCAAGTGTGTCGTCGCGTGTCGATGAACGTGGCGTTGCTCAGCACAGCGTCCCACGTCTCCCAGTAGAATTCGTTACCAGGACTCCCCAGTTCCAACGCGTCCACGCGCTTGACGTTCCACTCCTTGTAATCGAACTTCCGAAGGAACATCTGCGGAACGTAGACGCCGTGGTAACCGTCAACGATGCAAGTCATCTTGTCCATGGGCTTACCTCCTCACCAGCATGTACTCGTACCCGTCCGCGAACGTACGACCCACGATCTCGGCGTCAATGGTGTCCGCCATCACCGACACCTCGTGCCACTCGTCCATCAAGCGCATCGCTTCCTTCAATGCGCTCCTCCACTCAGGAGCCGCACCATCCTTCAAAGCGTCTGCGATGTACTCCTTCACGTCCTCGATCTCAGTAGGAGGACACGCCATCAGGTACTCGTCCTTGCGGTCGCGCCCTTGATCGTCAAGCACTTCATAGTCCATCTGAAGGCGGTCGTCGCCGCCCATGGGCTCACGCATCGTACGGACGATCTCTACTTGCTTCTCGTTCATGTGATTCTCCAAAGAGCAAAGCCACTGCAAAGCGCAGCGGCAGAAAAAGTGGGGGGCAACGCGACACCGCGCAACGGGCGCGGGTTGAAGGTTGGAGCAGAGAGTGCGCTGCCCCCCGAAGGAGCCACGCCGGGAGTCGAACCCGACGCGGCTCTGCGATCAGTTCAGATCGTACTGCTGCGAGAAGAACCGCGTCACCCCTGACGTGGTGTCCATCTGCTTATTCAGAGGGACGTTCTTCAGCGCACGCGTCACCGCGTTGTGGAAACCCCATGCGGTACGAGGCTGGCAATCGGTCCACCCATCCTCTGGGGAAAAGTAGTTGCCATGCACGTCGTGGAAGTGCCGCACCGGCAGCACCTTCTCAGCGAACATCCTGCACAGTGCCCGCTCGACATCGCGGTCGCGCAACTGCACGTCGGACATCTGCTCCACCATGCGGTCGAAGCGACGGCCCTGATCCACGATGCCTTCCATCGCTTCGCTGATCTCCCATCCGAGGTCGAGGTTCTTCGTGTGCTGCTTGTTGCACAGCGGCGTGTCTCCACTGAGCGCGAGGTTGTCGCACACGAACACCCGTGCGCCAGCGACGATACGGATCGCCATGGCTTGGGTGTTGTTGCTGCGGAATCCGATCGCACGGATGTAGTCGTCTGACTTCGCACCAAGCGATGTGTCCTGACGACCGCGAACCTCCAGCGCACCGAACACCGTGGTGTCCGAGTACACGTTGCCGTCCTTCGCCTTGCGCTTCATGCCCACGGCGAGTTCCTGCTTGGTGACCTCGAAGCCGAAGTCGTCGAGCCCGTCAAGCAAGGTCTCGACAAGCTCGTGGTGCGGCACTGGCTTGTGGTGCGGGCCGAGCGGTGGTGGTGTCTTGCACTTCTGCAACTCGTCCAACGTCACGATGCGTGCCCGCTTCGTACCGTCCTTCTCCTTCGCGTGAATCATCATGCTCATGCTCTGCTCCCTTCGTTGTTGTCGTTGTTGTCAGACGCGCCAACACGACGCGCCTCCTCTGTCATCGTGCGGCACTCGTCTCGAACGACTGGGTGCCACATCGGGCTGATCGGGTCGCCGGGTCTCCAGCTATCCCGAGCCCACTGTCTGAACTCCTTGTCCTCGTCCGCCGTCAGCGTCTTGAAGAAACTGTTGTTCCGGCAGCACCACTCCCCTGCTTCGTTCTTCCAGTAGTCCGGGCCGACATCAGACAGCGGCTCGATCTGCTGGCTGACTTCCGCCTTCACCTCACGCGCCCATTCAGCCAACACCCAGCCCCGGAGACAGTCAACGCACAAGGTCTTCCGCTCGTCAGCACCCTCGTCGCACACCTCCCTGGTGTACTTACTGATGTCCTCCTCGCCGTGGTAACGCTCACCACAGTCGTCGCAGTCCGCGTATCGTTCTTCTCGCTGTGCCATCACCTACCCCTTCCGTTGTTGTCGATCACTTCCTCGCGGCACGACTCACACGCGTAACCGTCCCAGTTCTTGCCGCTATGCTCCTCACACTCGGCGTACTCGCCGCAGTTGCAACACGACTGCTCTCCCGTGTCGTCGTAGCGTTCGCGCTCTGCTTCCTCGAACAAGCCGCCCCATGATGCGACGATCCAATCGAACGAACCTGTCGCCATGTCGGTGACCTTGCACAAGGTCGCGTCGTAGGTGTCCCCACGGTTGACGTACCAGACGCCCGTGCCGTTTGGCAGATCCACCCACTCCATGCCATGCTCCATGCCGTAGGCACGCTCCACCCACTTGCAAGCAAGGTGCGCCTGTCGGATCGAGTTCGTCGTGGTGTTCAACGCCTCGCACACTCGTTCTGCTTTCACTGTCATCTCTGCTCCTTCTGACGCACAGCGCCGTCCACCAACCACCACACCATCGCCACCGGCCACAACAGCCACAGCAACACCATCATCATCCACGCCCGCATCACTCAACCTCCTCGCACTCGACGGTGAACACGCGGTCTGCGATGGTCACCGACAACTTGGTGCCGCGCCACTGCTCAGGCAGCATGTCACTCGTCGGACACACGAGCGTTGCGTGGTAGCCGACCCACACGATGCCGGTGCCCGTTGCGTTGGACTGGTACTCGTAACCTTCCGCAAGGCTGGGCGTCTGGTCTTCGCCACGTTGCTCGCCGTAGGTGCCTGGGGACTCGTTCTCGCGGCGGTCAGCCTTGCTCGCCGCAGCAGCCAGTTCTTCGTCAGTGTCGAAGCCGTAAGCCTCATGCACCTCGTCCGCTGGGATGGCGGGCAAAGCGTCCACAGCTTCCTCCCACGCGTTCTCGAAGGTGTCGGCGGTCACGAACACTCGCGGGCCGAACTCATCGCATAACGCCCACAGGTGATCGTCCCACGTTTCCACGCATGGCACCTCGTTGCCGAACGGACTCACTGCCTTCATCTCACTCATGCTCTGCTCCTTGTTGTTGTTGTTTGCTGACCTCTGATCTTCGCACTCATCGCAAAGCTCTGTTGCCTGCACTCGCCACATCGCCTCGTTCCACAACGCTGCACCGCATGTCTTCCAGTGCCGGTGACACCGCTCCGAACAGAACGGTGTCGCTCGACTCTCAATCGGCTTGGCGCTCTCGCCACACATCAAGCATGTCTTCATGTTGCTCATCTCTGCTCCTTCGTTGTTGAGGCGTCCCTAAGCGCCTCCTCTTCGGCCCACTTGCGCGGACACTCGTCCCCACTGCACGACTTCAGCAAGTCGAACTTGGAGGTGAACTCCAACGTGACCTTCACTACTTCGGTCATGTCCTGCCCGTCATCGAGCAGTGCCTTCCGTTCAGTGATGGCACAATGCCTCGTTGCTTCACGAACGTCAGCAGCAGGGTTCCCGTCAAGGTTCTTCGCGTACCAGTAAGTCAACACCATGTCTCTGCTCCTTCGTTGTTGTTGTTCCTGTCGGCTACGCTACGGACGGGCCACCTCTGGCGTACCTCGTCGCAGCGTGCTTGGCTTGTCGCAACGTCGTGAACGTTTTTTGGTAGGTAGGGTTTCCCGACACGAACAGAACCCACTGACCTCCAGAGCAACTGCTGCCCATGTTGAGGATCTTGAACTGTCCGCAAGACGACAAGTACGCCAAGCTTCCTGTCTTCTTGAACGCAACCATGTCTCTGCTCCTTGTTGTTGGTTTGGTTGGATTACGAGTTGACGGTAAGGGTCTTGAGCGCGGCACGCACCTGCTCAAGTGCCTTCGGGTCCGCAGCCTGCAACGCTCTGCCGCAGGTGTCCGACAACGCAATGACCTTCAACGCGTCGATGCACGTCTTCGCAGCCTTGTTGCTCATCGACGGACGAACAGTCATGCGCTTCGCCAGCTTGTCCGCTACCAGATCAGCGATGGCGTCGAGATTCGCCTTCACGCCGTCTTCCACGCCACGATCGACCAACTCCTCGATCGTGTCCTCGTCCAGCGTTTCGCTTGACATGACCTCACGCGCCATCTCATCCGCGATCTCGCCAGCGCCTTCTGCGGTCACGAAGTCGCACCCGTACCCAGCCCACTCGTCAGCGTGATTGTTGAAGTTGTCCGACGTAACCATGTCATCGTCGATGCGGGACTCCATCTCGTCGATGCTCCGATCCAGATCAGTGAGTCTCGACTCAACGTCGATCCAACCACACGAAAGTGTGTCCACGATGCTTTCGAGTGCCTCGATGCGCTGCGCCTGCTTGCGACCGAAGATGTCGATGCGAGCGATGGCGTTCTTGATGGTGTTGACGATGTTGTTCAGCTTGGTCTTCATGTGTCTCTGCTCCTTGTTGTTGTTGCTGGCCTGTCTCATCAGTGTGCGTAGGCCACCCCGCACATACGCGCAACGCCACAAAGCGTTGCGCGTTTCGACTTGTTAGTAGTTCCAACGATGTTCCACGCTCTTGGCTCGACCGATGCTGTTGGCGAAGCGATGGCCCGCCTTGCCTGTGAGCCGCAGCGTCGGGGGCCACTCTGTCTCGACGGTCGCGTGAGGTGGCACGGCCTCAACACGACACAGCACCCACTCGAAGTTCTTCTGGTAGATGCTGACGCCGACTGGAAGCAACTCGTTGAGCCGCTGCTTCGTGGTCGCGGTCTGGTGACCGCCGTTGGTGAACTCACTCGTCCCGTCCCTGCTGAACGTTGCGATGGCGGTGCGGTGATACCACACCTGCACCTCGATGACCGGGAGGTCGGATCGCGTGATGCGTCCGCCTTCCCACGCACTCACTCTGACGTAGGTGTTGTGCGCGAGCTTCTTGTCGGTCTTGCCACCGAGGAACTCCATCGCGTCTGCGAACGACTTGATCGTGATCTTGAACTGTGCCATGTGTCTCTGCTCCTTGTTGTTGTCCTGGTTGATTGATTCAGTCGTCGAAGCTGACAAGCTCGACAACACGAAGAACGCGCCCACCGATGAGCGTGATCTGATCCACGAACTTGATGGCGTCCACGCGTCTGCTGAACGTCTTGTGAGTGATCTGATCGAGACCACAAAGGATGTCCTCCTGGGATGCCTTGTTCGTCCCACCTACAAACGCGAAATGCACTCGTGTCATGTCTCTGCTCCTTGTTGTGTTGAATCAGGTCTACTGGGTGAACTCGATGTCGTAGGCCGCGATGATGTCGCGCTTCGCGTCTTCGCTCAGCTTCGACCAGATGCAGTCCATCGTGTCGCCACCGCCCCTGAGGTTCGACCCGCGACCGGCCATCCACTTCTCGTCCTCTGCGTGGATGGCTCGACTCGTGCGATGCGCCTCGTTGACGAACGACCACACCTCCTTGTAAGTGGCGCCACTGATCCCGTCCCAGCACTCCACGATGGTGTCGCCGGTCATCTCTCCGATGCCAGCAGGCATCACGGTCGCCTTGACAACTGTCCCGCCGATCGCCCCCACCAGGAGGCTCTCGTGAGTCTCGGCACTCTTGAGGACTTCCGCACAGATGCGTCCGTCATCCGACGCAGCGCCGGTCGTGAGGAACTCAACTTCAATCGAACCGACACCGTTCTCGATGTACCCGACGGTGGTCAGGCCGCTGTTGGCGATCATGGCTACGTTGGGCAGTGCGTGGTCAGCGTTGATGTTCCTCACATCTTCACGCAGGATGCGGGCAAGCTCAAACGGGTTGGCACTGCGGATGGTCATCTTGATCGTGTTGTTCATGTTCTCTACTCCTTCGTTGTTGGTTGGTTTGGTTGTTGTTCAGTTGCTGCTGACTTCCAGCGCGTCCCTCATCGCCTGCATTGTGGCGAAGGCGTCGTCGCGGTCGTCGGTGTAGTAGGTCATGGCTTCGCTGCGGACGCCGTTCACCTTGACGACGACGACGTACTCGCTCCACTCGTTCTTCTTCGGCCTGTTGACGACGTACACTGGGTTGCTGTTGTTGTTGCTGTTGCTCATGTTCTCTGCTCCGTTGAAGGCGCAGGATCATTCCTGCGCCGAAACCTTCACCCGAGAATCGAACTCGGTTCCACTCGATCTGTGTTCAGCTTGTAAGTGGTGTCACCGTCTGACTGTGAAGGGCTTCATCACGAAACTCTGATGTGTTCGACATCAGCAACCGATTGGCGCGTCGTGTGCGTGTCGCTCGTCCTGCTGTTCGTCGTTGCGTGGCTCCCTCGTGCGCTGCACTTCAAGGTGGGTGCCGTGCAACTGTCGAACTTGCACAACCTGGGACGTTGCTCACGACCGCTTTCGGGTCGATGGTTTCGTGGGCTCTTGCGTGACCTGACTACTGCGCGTTCGTCGCTGCGGTTATCGCTTGGGATGTCGGGCAGCGAACGCGTACCGCTTTGGGTGTTGCGCGTTCCTCGCGTCTCGTCGGGTCACTTGTTGTCAAAGAACGATGGTCGTTCACTCAAGCAAAGACTTGAGGCGCCATGCTCGACGACCGCGTACCGCTGCGGGTGTTGCGTGTCGTCGGAATGCTGTCGTTGTTGATTCGCTCGACCGAGGCGATGTCGGAGCCGAAGCGCGCCGCCTGCGTGTCGAACCTAACTTGAATCAAAACAACGATGAACATGCAGACAATTGTGACATAGAAACCCATTTTGCGCCATCAATTAGAACCTGTGGGACACCCATGAGTTACGAGCGCCCCGTTTCAGATCATGCGTGAAACGGGGCAGTTTTGACGACGACAACCGCAACCACGAAACGACCCCGCGCAGCGTCGCGGTGACGCTGTACGCGGGGTCGTTGGTCGTTGGTTTGGGTTTGAACTACGCGTCTGGAAACAACGACGCAACGTCGGGCGCGACCGACCAGTAGAACCGCTTGCCTTGCTTCTCTGACTGCACCACGCCGAGCAACTGCAAGTCCTTCAACCGACCGTGCGCCGTCGAACGAGGCAGACCGCACTCGCTCTCGATGTCGTCCAACGTCATCACACCGCCTGAACTTTGCATGATCGCACGAACGACATCCTGTTCTCTGTCCGGTGGTGTATCGCTCGCAACCTGCGCTGCGAGTTGCATACACTCTTCCGTCACATGGTCTTCGCCAAGGAACCACGCCGCGCCGATGGCGAGCTTGCCCAACTGCAACGCGATGCGATGCGGCAGTTCAATCGACGGACGCGACAGCACTTCGTCCTCGCGGTAGGTGTGACGCACAACACGCCCACGCATCGCTGCGGTCCACTCGGCCAACCGCATGATGCGATCTCGTTGGTCATCGTTAAGGTCCGGCGGATCACCACGACCTTCCCACGCCAACATCCCTGCAACCAACTTACACAGCACCTTCCTTCGTGTGCTTCCCTTGCCGATGCCGCGCAGCACGTCCATCGTGATGCCGCGCTGCTGCTTCTTCGTCGGGTTCGCCATCCTGAACTTCAGGAACCGCTCACCAAGGTGCGCGTCTCTGGCGAGAATGTCGATGGCAGGCGTGACGCCTGCGATGATGCCGAAGTGTGCAGTGTACGTTCGAGTCGCACCTATCCCTGTCTTGCGGTCCATCGACCCATCGTAGATCGAACGCAACTGACCAAGGATCTCCTGCTTCGCCCACGCGTGCTGCGTCAACAACGTGGTCAAGTCCTTGATGACGAGGTTCTGTCCGTCGATCTGGTTGAGCAACGAAGGGTCTGCACCGTTCGCGTCCATTGCACCGGACGCCATCGCCTTCGGTGTCAGTGTGTCGATCATGTAGCAGCCCTTCGCCTCACGCAGTGATTGAAGGATTGCTGACTTCGCACCAGATGGCGGCGCGACAAGATGAAGCCACACGGGGTCAGTCTTCTCGATCCACGTTGACATCACCGCACCGAACACTGCGAGCAGCGGTAGGTTGTTGTCGAGTTGAACGTGAGTTCGATACTCTGCGATGCCTTCACGCGGATGGATGCTGTCTGGTATGTCGCTCACGCCGTTCTGGTGAACGCGCTGCGCCACCTCATCACGAACACCGCCCTGCCGTGCGTACGTCCTCGTCATCTTGTCGAGAGCGGGGACGATACCCTTCGGCAACTTACGTCGAGCAACAACGAAGTCGCGTACGTCAAATCCCTTGTCCAGTTCATCCGGCCAGTGAACGCATCGCACCGAACTCGCTATGGATTGCAGCAGACGGAACGCCTTCAGTTCACCTTCCTCACCAGCGTGGTCGTGGTCGTAGCACAAAACAACGTTCCGCCTCTCGAACCACACCAACCAGTCTCGCTTGAACGTAGCTGCTCCCGGCACGGCGACCACAACGTCATCGCGTCCAGCCTTCATCAGCGCCCACGACAACGCCACTGCGTCCCACTCACCTTCCACGACATAGATCGTCGCTTGCGGATGTGACTTGATGAGATGAGCCCCAAGCAAACCAGACGAACACCCAGACGTGGACATCACACGCTTGCCCGCGTAGCGCCTGATGTCCACCGTCGTTCCCTTGTGGTTCCTCACCGGGATGGTGTACGCGCCATCGAACAAGCCGATGTCGAATCCGTCGAACGCAGCGGCAGGAAGATTGCGATGCACCGACAACTGCTTCAGCTTCTTGTCGGTCATCGCTTCGTGATGGCACTCCGCAATCTGTTCGAGGAACCCGTACAGGTTGCCGCTACGTCCGCACCGCTTGCAGTCCCACACTTGTGCGTCGGTGTGTGCGTAGAACTTGTGGTCCGCGTGGCAGAACGGACAGTGCCCACTTGCTTGATCGCCACGCACGGCGAAGAACTCAGCCCCGTGCGCTACGAATGGTCTGAGCTTCTTGATGTCCACTCGTTCGTCGGTCATCAATTCTTCTCCCCGAGGTTACGCAGCGCCGCATCTCTGATGATGTCCTGTACCGGCTTCGTCTTCTTCGCATGTCGCACGAGGAGCAACACCAGAACGATGAACGACAACAACAAACCAGCAAGCACCCCCAACAGGAAACCAGCCCAAGTCAATTCCAAGACCACCGTCGTCCCTCCAGTTCAAGTAGTGAGAAGATGCACGTCGATCTTCTCTGCCCATGTTGATTCAACAAGCGACACATCCACAGGCAGCGGGTCGTCGAACGCATACGCTGCCGATTCCATCAGATCCTTGATCGCTCTCAACCGCGAGATCGTGGCCCATCGCTTCGGCACTTCAACAACGATCTCGTCGTGGACTGTGATGACAAGTCCGTACACTGGACCAAGATGCTTGACGATGAACTTGTCCACCTCGATCATCGCCCGCTTACAGACATCCGCACCGCTTCCTTGGATGCAGTAGTTCACTGCCTTGTGTGGTTCCGTAGCGGGAACGTGAAGTCGTCTGCCGTACGCGGTCATCACATACCCCAGCCGCTGCGACTGCTCCATCAACGCATCCCTGAACCGACTGATCCCTGGGAAGGTCGTCATGTATTGATCGAGCAGGCGCAGACCATCTGCATCACCGCCACCGATTGCTTTACCAAGTTTCGATGCGCCGATGCCGTACTGGATTCCGAACGTCACACCCTTTGCATGACTGCGAAGCTCAGGGTCTTTCCGCACTGCGTCCTCACCCCACAAAGAGACTGCTGTCTCTTGATGGATGTCTCTGCCGTTGGCGAACGCCGAACGCATAGCATCCTCCTGCGCGAGATCAGCGAGCATTCGCAGTTCCATCTGCGAGTAGTCTGCCGCGATCCAGACGCACCCATCTCTGGGAACGAACGGACGACGCGCCATGCGAGCAAGCTCAGGGTTTCGCTTCGGCACTTGTTGCAGGTTCGGTTCCCGACACCCGAAGCGTCCGGTCCTCGCTGCTTGCGGCTCGAAGCTGGGGTGCAACACACCATCGACTGCGAACTTGTCCCACGCATCGAAGAACGACACCCGCTTCACCAGATCAGCATGGGACACGAGCGCGTCTGCAATCGGATGATCGACGTGCTTCAGGTACTCAGCCTTCCACGATGCCTCGCCTGACTTCGTGTACCCGACTGGCTTGATGTTCAACCGCTCGAACAACGCGCCCTTCTGTTGGTGACTGTTCGGGTTGAACCCGACTCCGCAGTGCTTGTCGAAGAACTTGCGCGATGCGTCGATCTGTCGGCCTATGGTCTTCTGTGCATCATGGACAGCACCAAGGTCCACGCAGACGCCGCGCTGCTCCATCGCAACGACGACGGGCTGTAGACGCATCTCCATCTCGTAGGTCGCCCGGACATCCTCTTCGTCAAGACGGTCACGACAGAACAACCACAACAGCATCGTGCGCTCGACATCACCAACCGCGTATCGCTCGACGAGTTTTGGATCTGCCATCCAGAAGTCCGCCTTGCACTCTGGGTGAAGAGACCAACCGAGACGCTTGCCCTTCCGTCGTGCTGCGTAGACCGATTGAAGTAGGTCGCTCTCGTCGTCGGTTGGGTAGTCCGCATACTTTTTTGCGAGCGGCTTCAACCCGTACGTCGGTTCGTCGGTGGTGATGCAGCGCATCGCCACCAATGTGTCATGCCACGAGCCAACCGGAACCTCGACACCGATGACAGCAAGCATCTCAACGTCGAACTTGCCGTGGTGAAAGACGAACGTGCGCCCGCTGCGGAAGAACTCACGCAGCAGGCGCACGTCCGAATCGGGCACGACACACTTTCGTGTGGTTGGATCGACTGCCCACCGTAGGTACTCACTCGTGCCGTTGCCATCACAGAACGACACAGCGAACGGCATGTCGCCGGACATCGGACGCGTGCCCGTCGTCTCGGTGTCAACAGCGACAAGATCAGACAGTCGATCCAAGGGCATCACGCAGACCTTAGGATCACGATGTCAACGGGGTCAGCGATGATCTTCTTGCCGTTGCCCATCTTGACATGGACGAGGGAGTTCTCGTCGTCGATGCGGACGACCTTGCCTTCACCTTGTCCGTCGATCTCAACTGACTGTCCAACTGCGATCTCCTCGCCGTCGTCCTCGTCGATGATCTCGTCGTCCTCTTCTTCCGATGCAACGAGCGTCAGACTCGACAACAACACGCGGGACTTCTTGCCGTTGTCGTTGCGCTTGATGACAGCACGCTGTCCATCGTCATCAAGATTGATGATGTCCCCTTCGCCCTTCGACCACTTGACGTGATCTCCGACAGCGAACGACGCATCGTCCTCGACCTCCTCCTCGATGTCGTCCTCGACCTCTGGCGTTGTGTCGGTCACCACGGCAACCGCTTCTGCGAGGTTGTCATCCTCGCCTTCGCCGTCGTAGTCCTCCATTACGCGGTCGATGTTCTTGGACTGGAAGGTACGGTCACCCTTCGTCTTGCTCTGAAGGCGAAGACGAACGGTCGGCTGGTCGGCGGCGATCTCCTTCACGGTGTCCTCGATCTCTTCCGGGTCATCGGGCACGTCGTGGCCCAGCCGTTGAACCTTCTCGCAGAAGATCCGCAGACCGACATCGTGTTCGAGGTTGTTCCAGTCGGTGATGACCTCGCCCTGTTCCTCGCCTTCGATGACGGTGTACGAGAACACGGCGAAAATCTTGCCGCTCTCCGCTTCGTGTAGGTACGCCTTCGTCATGCGGCAGATGTACCTACCGTCGGGCAGATCCTCGAACGCACTACGGGACGACTTCGCTTCGTCGAAGCGGGACTTCATCTGGCGCAACCGTGCTTTGAAACTCATGCGGACTCCTTCGTCTTGACTCGAACCTTCTTCCTTGTGGACTTCGCAGTGTTCCCAGTGAACGCTGCGTTGAAGTTGTTGTACGCCTCGCGGCTTGATGTTCCGCAAGGGATCTCAGACATGCCAACGAAGTGATCGACAAGGCGGTGCCCCGCTGCGATCTCGTCGTTGCCTCTGATCTGTAGTGATCGGTTACCGCTGGCGTCGAACGCGTAACGCATCCAGATATCGACCAACGGTTCGACGACCTTCTTGCATCCGTTCGGCATCGACGGCTGCGTGAAGTCGCGCTTCGCACCTCGACGCGTTGTGAGTTGTCTGGTCTCCTCGTGCGACACGAAGATGATGCCTCGTCCCGTGTTCGCCAACTCGTAGATGGTGTGCAACACCTCGTCGCGGATCATCGACCACGCCTTACCGTAGTCCTCATCGCTTGGGTGCGTGATGGCAAGCCGCTTGCAGATGAAGTCTTCCGCCGCCTTGTACGCAAGGTCAACGGTGTCGATGACGATGGTCTTGAAGCGGTCGGTGTTCTTCAACGTCGCAACGGTTGACTTGAACTCCTTCCATGATGCCATCGTCATCTGATAGATGCTCAACGCCTTCGCACCGGGCTCGAACATCAGGAACAACGTGTCGGGGAAGTGGGAACAGAACGATGTCTTCCCGATCTTCTCCCGTCCGTACAACAACACGGCGAACTCACCGAGGTTGTTGCTTGGTGTGCTGCGCTCAGTCGGCAGCGTCACTGCTTCGGTCTTCTTCTTCATACCGTCAACTCCTGAAAGATGTTCTCTCGAACGTAGTAACCTGATCGGTTGCCCGTGCTGCACAAGGGCAAGTAGGAACACACCCACGGTCGCAAGCAAGCGTTCCCGTTTCTGTACGTCGCCAACTCACCATCGCACCACGCGACGAACTCCTGCACGATGGACGACAACGCCTTCTCGAACTGGCGCATCTCATCAAGAGACACGGGGACTTCCCACCGATGGAAGTAGTGATCGGGTCGCGCCTTCACATCATCCCGCACTCTGGCGAAGAACTCGGCTGGCGACTCGGCCTTCTTCTGACGCAGTTGCGGTCGGCGGATGACGTTGTACAACACGCCGCGTGGCTTGCGCCCGGTGACTTGTGCCAAGGCGTACAAGTAGAACTGCACCTGCATGTCCAGCGGCAGCGCGTCGTCCATCGTCGCGCCTTGGATCTGCGCCTTCGTCTTCGTCTCGAATAACCACAGCGACTTCGGACCTCGCGTGAACGCTCCGTCGATCTTGCCTGTGAGCGATACACCATCGACACCGGGAGCAGGAACGCGAAACACTTCCTCGACCTTCACCCAGTCCACGCCGCCCGTGAAGTCCTCAAGCCAATGCTGAACGTACACAGGCAGAACAGCCTCGACCATGGCGTACGTTGCTTCGAGCTTCTCAATCTCCTGTGCTGATGCTGTAGTGGGTAGCCCTTCGTCGAACCCGTTGATGATGGACTCGACGATCTCTTCGATGTTCGTTGGTGACGCCGATGCTCTGACAGCGTTGTACAGCGTCTCAAGCGCGTCATGGTATATCGACCCTGCGGTCATCGCGTCCTTCACCTGAACTGGTGTGACGCCGTTGAGATATTGCTTTGCGCTCTCACGACACGCGAGCCACTTGCCGAGCAACGACTGCGTGATGCCATGCGTCCGCACGTTGTACACCACGTCTTGCTGTACTGATGTCGGTGATGGTTTGCGTACCCTCTTCACTCGTGTCTTCATTCTGCTCCTCCTTCTGCGGCGTGCAGTGCCGCGATGATGATCTCTGCGTACTGATGCGCCAGTCTGCGATTGGACGCACCTGATGCACCCCGTCCTCTTGGTGGGTTCGGTAGGTTGATCGACGGCACAGACGACACTGTGACGTTCCGCTGAGCCAACAAACCAACACGAGCAACGAGCTTCGGACCAACGATGCGAATCGCTCTTTCGAGTCGGGGACGGCAACTGTCAATCTGTGGCTGCGTCGGCTCCTTCGATGTGTGACACAGCAACAAGTTCGTGAAGTACGACTCGACGATGCAGTCCATCTGCTTCTCGACGAGCGACATGCTCGCCTCAACAAGCCTGCCGATTGAATCTGTGAACGGCATCCCAAACGTCGAGTCCATCTTCGATGGAGCAGCGCCGACGAACAACACATCAGGGGAGAACGTGCCACGACCGAACACCTTCGGCTGATCGCAGATCGTGGGGCACTTGATGCAGTTACCCCATGCGACACGATGTCGTCTCCAATCTTCTCGCTGTCTCGCACTCAATGTCATCTCTTCTCCTCAGCGATCTAAGAACCACAAACCAATCGCAACCGCGTCCCAAGTGTGATCCGGGTACGCGCTCAACCGTAGACGTTGCTGCACCGCAGTAGGTATCTCCTCGCGCACGACGCTCATCGTGATGCGCTTCGGGAGAACTCCCTTCCACTGAAACGGTGTGACCAACTCGATGTCCCACGAGTGGAACACATGAACGATGGCTCCGGTGATGAGCGCCAGCTTCACCAAGTCACCACGCCGTGCAGACGCCCAACCTTTCGCTGATGTCTGTAGCTCAGGGCACTCGATCACCAACGTTCCTGTTACCGATGTGTTGACGCATAGCGATAGCTGACGAACAACGTCTGCCTGTCGCTTCACCCATGAGGCGCGTGGACTCTTCGGTGAACAACAACCCACCTGCTTGAGTTCGTCGTTGATGAACAACGCCCAACCCGTACCACCAACTCCGGGGTCAACTGCCAACACGCGAGACATCGCCCATCACCTTCCGCAACACCTGAGACGAACTCAGTTTCTTGAACTTCACAGCATCCAACACATCAGCGTCCAACGTGCCCGCCGTCAACAGATCAACGAACAACAGCGGGCGCTTCTTGGTGAGATGCACGATGCGGTCCTCTGACTGCGCTCGTGTCTCGTGTGAGTACCCACGCGAGTAGTACACCGCTGCGTCAGCAGCAGACAGGTTCAGTCCGAACCTACCGATGCTTTCCTGAACAACGACAACGCGATGACGCGAACCAAACGCATCGACAACGCGAGCGCGTTCATCGGCATCAGCATCGCCCCAGATACAAGCACACGAGATGCCTGCCGATGTCAACGTATCGCGGATCAGCTTCATCTCTGCGATGAAGTGACACCAGACAACTACGGGCTGACTGCGCAAGTCGGTGTCTGTCAGCAAGCGCATCAACTCGTTGACCTTCGCGTGGCTCAACACACGCTTGCCATCTGGCGAGAAACCACCAGCGATCCGCAACATCCAACCGAACTGCACCAACGCTGAGTTCGTCAGTACGTCTTCGCCGTTGATGTCGGCGCGGAACGAGGCAGTCGCAAGGGTGTACGCATCGCGCTGATCCTTCGTCATGTCCACATGAAGACGTTGAGCCAATCGCGTCTCACCCAGTCCAGCGTTCTTGCGACTCAAGACGTACGCGCTCTTCTTCAACGCGTCGATCACCTGTTCTGTTGTGCCGTGGTTCGGGAGCCACTCGTACCCCCGGTCATCTGGTGAGAAGAACCGCGTGCGCCAATCGTAGAACGACTTGCACCCCATCCAACGTCCGCCATGCACGAACGCCATCTGAGTCCAGTAGTCCATGATGGACTCAGGAGCAGGCAGACCGGACAGGATGAACCGATGCGGGATGCCCGGAGCCATACGCAGCATCGTCTTGGTGATCTGTGCGCGTGGGTTCTTGATCCGCGTTGACTCGTCGAGGATCACTGCGTCCCACATCATCGCGGCGATCTCTGGAGAAGAGCGGAGCGACTCGTACGAGATCAGCGCCCATCGACGACGGGATGACTCGACCGCTGCGATTGCCTGTCGCTGTGTCGGTGTCCCCGACACGAACGCGCAGGGCTCGCCTTCTTCACGCAGTTCAGCGGCCCACCCGCGCAACACAGACAACGGGGCGACCACGAGGCATCGCAGCGCGTCGGTCTCCTGTACACGCTTGATGACGGTCAGCGTCTTGCCAAGCCGCATCTCCAACATCAGCGCCGCGTGGCGGCGTTCTCGTGCCCAGCTCAGGACTTGTTGTTGGTGTGTAAACAGTGTGCGGGGCATGAAGGGATGAAGATCGTAATGCACCTCGCACGCAACGTATACACAGCGAGCAACCAAAGCGTGCTGCACACTTCAAGTTGTCTTGCAGTTCGTTTCGTTCAAGGATTCGCAAGGGGTCGCTGTCGTTCACGTCTTCGATGCACCCCCCTACGTCTCTCATGTAATACTCAACTTTTTTTTATGTACTACAGTAGAGAGCCCCCAGTGCATCGGTTGAGTGAATCGACCGAAGCCGTTGCAGGATCTTGAACGCAACGGAAACGCGGCTGTACAGCCCCCTACTGCGTCGAACCTTTGAGACGTACGATGCGTCAGGTCAGCGATCGCCTCGCGGTGACGCCGAGGTGAGTCGGGCTACGGGTGGTCGATCATGAACGGAGGCGTCAACCATCCGCGTTCAGCGCCAGCGGCATCGGTGACGATGACGAGCAACTGACAACGCCAGTGGATCTGCTGTAGTGATCCAACAGGAACGCGCTTGATCGCTACCCACTGATCGGAGCGCGTCATCATGGCATCCCACGCAGGCGCAGTCTGAACCCACGACGCGGGGTCCACGGTCCACTCGACTTGCGGAACCATCGAACCGTACTTGTCGCCGTGCGGTGACGGTGAGGGACCACCAGCGTACTCGCGCTCGTCGAACCCGGAGAACGGTGGAAGAACAGGTTGCCTCGGAGGTGGAGCGTCCTCGTGGTACAGCACGACAGAAACGGTGCGGCTATCCTTGATCGACTCAGGCACACCCCACGGCGTGTAGTACGGGGCGGACTTCACCATCGTCACGAAGGTGTCACCGTCCTCAATCCACATCGCTGCGATGGATGGGTTCTGTGGTTCCGCTGCTGCTGATCCCGGCGCGACGTTCGACACATCGCGTCCTGCAACAAGCCACACGACACCGATGGCGATGACGATACCGACACCACCTGCTGCTACCTTCGTTGCCGACATCACTCAGATCCTCCTATCGTTGTTCCACGTTCCGCTTTGATCCGCAGCCGCACGGGTCGCGCTGACCCACGACATCACCCCTTGCTTGGCTCACGCGGATCTATGTTGAGACCGGCGCACAACGAGGACACGAGCGAGGCACACGCCAACAACGTCTTGTCGATCTTCGCTCTTCGTCCACCAGACCACGCGTTGATGATCTTGGTTGACAGCGTACGCGCCGTCTCTGGGTGAACGATGCCGAGGTCGCTGTTGGGCATCGGTGTCGTCGCCAATGATTCTATGAGTGCAACGAGGTGGTCGATGGACTCGTCCGTAGTGTCGTCGTGTTCTTGCTGCGACGGACTGACCGTGGCGGGAAGCGGAGCATTCTCCACGCTCTCTTCTTCTGTGTCGTCGTGTTCTTGCATCGTTGATCTCTCAAGTAAAGCGGAGCGTCGAACCATCGACAGCACCCACAGACCCCTGGTGTGCGGGCGCTCTCCATCAACGCAAGATGGAGCCGACCGCTTTACGCGGGGTTCCCCTCGGGTCGGTGATCCGACGCATCCTTTGTTTCATCTTCGCAGGTGAGCGTACAGAGACTCGTAGACTCGCCCACACTTCACAGCTGCGTCTTTCATGGAGTACCCTTGTGACATCAGGAGCATGGCGTCGTACACCCACGACGGGCATCCGTTCGACAGACGCGCTGCAAGTTCCTCCACCATTATCGGGTTGTCCTTGTCATCCGCTGCCGTCGTCGCGTCACACAACGAAACAGCACGAGCAACGGATCGTCTCGTGCGCCAACTGTTCGTGTGCGGCTTTCCGTATCTGTGACGGATAGCGTCGATCACTGCATGGCGGTGACAAGCACCGCGCCGCATCACGATCAGCAGAGCATCAGAGGCGATGTCGTCAACATCGTCGGCCTGTGCTGAAGACAGAATACGTCGAACGACTGAACGGCACTGCCTCCACTGAACAAACGCATCGTCCACGAGTCTACGGAGCGTTGGCGCTGTTGGCTCCTTGCGCTCCATGATCCGCGATGGACTGACCGATGACGTACGCGATGATTGGAGACAGCATCAACGCGAGTTCATCAGCGGGGATGTCCCACCCGAGCTTGCCGACGACGCTTGCGATCACCCCGATGAGCGCGGCCACTGCCTTCTTCGACTTCAGGATTCCCTTGATGGCACTCCACATTGTTAGTTCTCCTTCGGTGGTGGAGGAGATGCGATCCACCCCTCCGGTATCACGATCTTGTTGTCAGACAGCACCCAGCCGTCTGAGGTGAACACGAACACGCGACCCCGAACATCAGGGCCGAGCTTGATGAGATCAGTCGGAACCTTCG